TTCCTACCATTTTCGATGCATCTACTACAGATTCTTTTACTGTGGAGCCAAACTCCATAGTATTTTCCCATCCATTTTTAATAGCAGTACCGATACTAAATCTTGGAATCAAACCTTTTTGCATTAAGCTATACGTTTGTGTTCCGTTATAAACTTTATCACCTTTATTAAGATGTACTAATGTATCAGTTGCAGGTGTGAGTTCCATATCACCGTTAGCACGATGTATGATTTCTCTCTTAAACCCACCAGGACCATTACCAGGGCCTTTATCTCCCACAACTGCAAGTGTTGGTTTTGCAATAGCACCATCTTTAACTGTTCCTGTAGATAGTTTTGGAATTTTACTTAATAAGTTTTTGTCCATAATCTTTGATGAAATTGAATTAATTCCATCAATCATGCCATTAAGCCCACCAATCGCTCCATTTGCAACACTTTTACCCATGCTAGACGCTTTATCAGTGATACCCTTCTTTGAATCTGTAATAAACTTACCGATGTTACTTACCCATTTTGTTGCTCCATCGTACATAGATTCAAATTTATCTACGGCAGCTTTTTTTGTATCTTCTGCTAAGTTTGCCACATTCGTCTTAATCTCTGACCACTTTTTACCAATTGAATTCTTAGTTTCAGACATCCATTTCGAAGTGTTCTCATAAGACTTCTTGAATTGCGTATTCACATATGATGTCAAAAACGAAGCTGATAAACTTACATTTTTCTTTGTTTTTTCCCACTGAGTTAATACACGTCCAGTTTGAGAATCAATTTCTGTTCTAACACCTTTATTTTGCTTTTTAGCTTCATCTACCACACTTTTATGTTGCTTTTCTGCATTCTTCTTTGAACCTGAATACTGTCTTTCAGCGTCCTTAATAATTTTATCTGCCTGTTCTTTAGATATGTTTTTTGTAATATCTCGTTGATATATCGCTTCATCTATCGTTTTATCACGTTTTTTACGTGCATTCTTAATAGATTCATCACGCTCTTTAGCTGACGCTTTAATTACTTCAGAGGCAGCTTGAATAGAAAGAGTTTTCTTGTTGCTCTTTAATCTTCCTAATATAATTCTTTGCTCTTTCTCACTATTACTTAATGAAGCAACAACTTTCTGATCCATTTGTTTCTGTAAGTTAGCTATCTTATTTTCTTCCGTACGAGTTAATGCACGCTTTTCAGTTTTAGCTTTTTTGTAAATATCCATTATCTGTTTATTTATCGTTTTAGCAGCTTTAACTTCTGCCGCATTTCCAGATTGTGCTTCAGTAACAATTCTTTGCTTTTCTTGATTAGAGATACCTTTAGTATCAACCAAAAGTTTTCTAAGTCCATCAGTTTCTCTTTTATGACGTTCACCAAGTTTTTTTGTAACATCAGCATTAATCTTTGAATAAATAGAAACAACTTCTTTATATTGTTGATTACCGATTGTCTTGTGATTAATCCTAAGGTCTTCAAGTTTTTTAGAAGCTTTCATTGAAAGATCTGTATATTCTTGTAACACCTTCTTTGTTGACTTGCTGACACCTTTTCCAAATACATCAACCGTATCTGTAGCTTTCTTTACTGAATCTCCTACTACTTTAAATGTGTTTTTAGAGATCATGCCAATAGGACTGATTTCAAATCCAAAACGCGCAATTTTACCAGTAGAATCAGCTAACCACTTACCAGTATCTTTTATACCATTACCTAAGTTGCCAACCCAATCAAAATCAATTGTTGATGCTACTTCTCCAAGTAATTTCTTTGTATTTTCAACACCATCATGAAACCAACCAATATGATCATAAGCGAGTTTAAACGTTGTAGCTAAAGTTGCAACAACTCCAATCGCAATACCCACTGGACCAGAAGCAAATAATCCTATACCTTTAGATGCAATACTTCCTGCTCTACCTAATAAACCAACAGAACCTGCTGCACCAGTTGCACCTTTACTAAGATTAGTGAATAATCCTGTAACCTTCCCAAGTTTTCCACCCTGTTTTTCAATAGATGCTCCAGCTGCTAAATTTGCCGCTGCATTAACTTCTGCTGCTACAGTATTCTTTGCAAACGTTCCTGTTAACCTTGATAAACCAGATGCTGCAGTACTTGCAGATTTTGCAACAATTCCTAGTCCTAATATAACTGGACCTGTTGCAGCTGCAACTAGGCCAATTCCAACTGCAGTTTTACGAGCCCAACCAGGCATTTCAGAGAAGTTAGTTGCTGCCCGTTGTAAACCGTCTGCAAGGCCTTTAATCATAGGAGTTAAATCTTGGCCAACTTGAATACCTAACGTTTCAAAAGCACCCTTCATTTCTTCGACTGCGCCTTTTAAGTTGTCCATCATTGCATCTGCTGCTTTCTTAGATGCTCCATCTGACTGTTCTAAAGCATTTGTCATTTTGTCGATTTGTTCAGGACTCTTTTGCATCATGACCAACATACCTGAAACTGCTTCTTTTCCAACGAGTTGAGATAAAGTCGCTGCTTTTTGAGTATCTGTCATACCTTCCATTGATTCTTGTAAATTACCAATAAGCTTAGACATTCCAACGAAGTTACCTTCATTATCAGTGATTGCAATTCCCATTTTATCCATCGTCTTTGAGTTTTGCTCAGACGGATCTAATAGACCTAATAACGCACCACGCAATGTAGTACCTGCTTGCTCACCCTTAAGACCTGCATCAACCATCATTCCAATAGATGCACTTGTTTCTTCTAAACTCATTCCTAAAGAATGTGCCGGTGCTGCAGCATACTTAAGTGCATATTGCATGTCTGTAATATCGGCTGCTGATTGATTTGCAGTTTGAGCGAGAACATCAGCAACATGTCCTGATTTCCCTGCTTCAATACCAAAAGCATTCATAGCACTAGCCATTACTTCTGCAGTTTGCGCCATATCACTTCCAGAAGCTTCAGCAGCAGAAATAATACCAGGCATAGCTTGCATAATTTGGTTAGCATTATAGCCTTTTGCAGCCATTTCTTCCATACCTTTTGCTACTTCAGATGCTGACTTCGTAGTACTTGCACCAAGTTCCATAGCAAGTTTTGTCATATTATTAAATTTACTACCTGTAGTATCTGAAATAGCACCAACTCTATCCATCTGTGCTTCAAAGTCCATAGATGTTTTAACAGCAGCGCCAAATCCAGCAGCAATCGGAGCAGTTACAGTCATAGACATATTCTGTCCGATACTCGTCATCTTATCTCCAACAGCAGAAAGTCTATCACTATAAAGTTGTAGTTCTTGACTTCTTTTGCCCCATGGAGAATTATTGATTTGTTCTGCTTTCTTTAGTTGTTCAATCTCACTAGTAACTTCACTGATAGAACGTTTTAAATTACCAAATGTCGCCTCTTGTTTCTTTAATTCAGCATTCGCTTTAATTACTTTAGTATGTGTTTCACCGTATTCACTCGTGAGTTTAGCTACTTTTTGCTTGTGCGCTTCAACAATCTGAGATTGTGCCTTTAACTTATCACTCATACCTTTAACACTTACAGATAATTTTTCAATTGATCTATCTGATTGTTTAAATGTTGAAAGCGATTGTTTCCAGGTATTATCTGCTAAACGCATTTGAGCATTTAAATTTGATAATCCTTTGACTAACTTACTATCATCTAGACCAACTTCAACAACCGATTTACCAATTGGTTCACCAATTACGCTCATATTTATCCTCCTTTCTCAAAAAAATAAACCTATTCAATACACTCACTAGAATGCATCGAATAGGCTTTCGACTTTTTTATTATTTGAAGTTGAAGCATTAACTTCATCTTCTATCGCTAGATTATATTGATACATGTAGTAATGATAATCTCCATTCATTATTTCTAATGGAGAAGTGTTGAAATATTTAGCAATGACTGCAATATTTTTATCAAACATTCTCACAACATCATCGAGATCTACATCTTCAATATCTTCATCGCTTATTTCTTCACTGGTACCGTACGGTTTCCCAACGCACTATGATATGCGTGTAACAACGTTTCTTGATAAATACGTGCATCTAATCCATCTTGTAACTCTTCTACAGTGAATTGATTGTTAAAGTATTCAACAATAAACTCTTCATACACACTTAGTAATTCAAGTTCTTTTTCTTCAGTGAATCGTTCTGGAATAAAGTTTCCTTCTTCGTCTAATTCGTACTTCCCTTTTCCATCATTCTTATAAGTTAATTTACGTTCTTTATATCCTAGTGAAATTGCTTTACGATAGACGCGCCCTGGGATAACTTTAGGTGCTGTAATTGTACGTTCTGCACCTGCTGAATTAACTAATGTAATCTCCTTTAAAAAGTCCTTTTCTACTTCTTGTTCTAAATTTAATTCTTCTGTCATTATAAATTCCTCTTTTCCTTTTATTTTGGCCAAAATAAAAGGGGAACAAGTCCCCTGATGTTTTACTTCTTACGAATGTATGATTTACCATTTTCATGCTTTAATAACTGATCAATGCGTTTTTGAGTTACTTTTTTACTTGCTGGTTTTGGATATGGATCATTAATTAAATATTCCTTTCCTTTATCTTCAGCATCATAAAAAGGAATAACTACAACGTACTCTTCTTTCTTTTCATCTTTAGTAGTTGTAGTTTCTGATTCATTTTTCTTAGTCGTCATAAAATATTCCTCCTATTTATTAGATAGTACGTGCTTTCCAACCCTTAGGCGTTGCTGTCACTGGTGCAGCTTTACCAAACACTTTAGTAAAGAATCCATCTAATGTTTCATAATCATCTTTCTTGATATACTTACGTTGCTCCACTAAACCATCTGAAATACGACCAGAGAACTCACCTGTGATTGATTGATTACCAAATTCAATCTTATCGTCAGCAGTTTTTCCTTGGTCTCCTTCTACTTGGAATACTCCACGTAATAGCGCAACGCATTCGATGTCTTTGTTTTTACGTTCTTTGTAGAATACTGCTCCAACTGTAGGTGGATTCAAAACACCACCATGTTTTGTAACCAATCCATCTTCATCTACTTCTAAACCTGCAAGAAATGCACGAGTTTCTAAAGGAATTGCAAATGCTTGTAAATCTACTTTAGTCTTACCTTGAGATACTGCAGACTCTTGAACTTCTCCATCTCCCCAGTTCTCAATCATATCTTCACTTGGATTTACTTTGATGTCTTGTGCACCCCGAATATGGTTGATTTCACCATACACTGGTGCCTTACCTGCTTCATCTGTTGTTAATTCTGCAAAGTGAAAACCGCTAATGTTTACTGTTGAACCTAATGTTTCTGTAATTTTTACTAATGGCATATATAAATCCTCCTATTTTTTAATAAATTTCTTCTTCTTTTAATTCGTATGCATAAAAATAACGTCTCGCATCTCTATAGAGCGTGACGTTATCTGATACCTTTTCTGTGTGTGCTTCTAAAAAATCAACACAACTAAAGTCATTTTGCTTAAGCAATTTCTTAATCTTATTACCTAAAGTTAATAAACCTGTTTTTTGCCATATATCAACTTGAAAATAATATCCTGTTGCTCTAATTTCACCATCTCCGAAAGATAAATCGGAAGCATCTAAAATCGTTATTCTGATGTATGGCGGAGAACTTTTCAAAGTTTCAGGAATATCTACATTTCTTACATTAGCTGACGGAATCATTTTTACGATTTCGCTATTAGAAACGATTATATCCCGAATAAATTTATATGGATCATCCATTCAAACCATACTCCCTTCTCATAACAGCATTCATTGCTCTCTTTTTAGCTTCCATTGAATTTTTTACTGCATTTGTTATTTTCATTTGGGGTTTCTGATGAACTGTGCCCCATTCGACAAAATGAACCCTATATTCAACCTTACTACCTTCTGGCCAACCAATTTTAATTATCGTTTCACCATTTCTTTGATGTGGTTTACCTATTACAAGCCTATCTCTTGCTTTACCTGTATCAACAAAGATATCTTCCTTAATAGCTTTAAACTGTACTTCTGCGCCTGCTTGAATCACTTTGTTACGTGCGCCATTGATATTCATTAGCAACTTATTCAAATTAGCATTATCAAAGCCAGATGTCTTTAAACTCATAACGTTGTACGCTTTGCAACGATGTACATATATGGTAATCGTTCATCCTTATCTAACATATCGACGATTGAGTAATGTTCATCTTTGTAACGAATACTCATATCAGTTGTGATACCTTCTTTAAATCTAATCCTAAAATAGATTTGATTTTCAGTACCAACTTGAACAGTAGAATTATAATCTCTCGTTCGAATATCGACTAATTGCGCCCAGCACTTATGAAATACAATTTCTTCACTATTATTCCATCCATCTTCTGATACATCGTTAGTAGTGATGATAGTAATTCTTTTATCTAATCTGCCTACTTTTTCATTTACTTTTCTATATGGTTTCATATTTAAACCCACCATATTCAATAGATAAATGAATGATTAAAGCATTGAGCGAATAAGTAATTAATTCTGCTTGTCCTGTAGGCTCCCTATTCTCATACCAGTGCATCACTAACATTTTTAAAGCAAGTATAGCTTGTTGATTTTCCATAGGTTGTTCCATAACATCTTTGAAAAATCCGAAACGATAATTTGTTTTTGACAAGATGAAGAGTTTAGCCGCTTCAATTAATGAATTGAGAGTGACATCCTCTTCATCTCCGTCAATTTTGCAAAATTCTTTAACTTCTTCAAGCAATGTCACTTCCATAATTATTCACTCCTAAACAGTCTCAGTTACAGCAGTATCAAGCTTACCGTATACAACAGCTGCTTTATCTACTAATTTAACGTCTTCACGTTCGATGAATCGCATATCCGTAGAGTTACGAGTGAATGCTTTACCACCAACATTTGTTGTTAAAATAGACTGTTGCTGACGGTCAAATAACGTTACCGCTTCTTTTAGATCACCAATGATTAATGGTGCTACTGTTCCTTCAGATGGTAAGAATTTATTACCGATTACCTTCACTTCTTTACCAAAGATTTGTCGTTTACTTGGATCAGTAACAAGTGGTTGCATTAAGTAGTTACCATTCTTATCTTTCAAAGTATCTAAGAAATTAAAACCATCTTGGTTTGTAACGATAACAGAAGTTGTTAAGAATAAAGGATCTAACGTTACATTCATTGCTTTCTTAATATCATCTGTTGTTTTAAGTGTTACTGCACTTAAAGTCTTAATAACATTTAAGATAAGTGAGTTACGAGTCACTACAGATTTACGTGCACCCCAACGAGCAGCATAATCAATAACATTTTCATCGCTATCTTGGATTAAGTCGTTCGACATCGGTAAGATACCAGCATAGTTTTTGATATCATACACGATACGTTCAAATTTAGGACCATCAATTTCAGGAATCTCACCCATTTCTTCAACCGCAACAAATGGAGTCATGTCTCCTAACTTTTCATATAAACGTGAACCTTTAGGACGTCTTACCGGTTCTACATTAACCAAGTTTTCTAGAGACTCGAAGTTACGTTTATATTCATTAATCTTCATGCTGATGTCTTCAGGTACGATATATCCACCATCTTCATCAGTCTTTTCTACCATTGCGGCAGAAACTTCTCCAGATCGCATATAGTTAGCAAATGCTTTAAGTTCATTTTGTACTTCTTTTTTTGATTCAGAACCTGGCATAACATTGAAATCCACTACTGTATTAATATTTTTAGCTTGTTCTAAATCGTTTAAAGCATTAATTTGCGCTAAATAACTCTCTGCTTCTTCATACTTCGCTTTATAAGTTTCCATATCTCCACTGTCTACTGCTTCAGTTGCTTCATCTAAAGCTTTAGCACGTAATGCTTGTAAATCTTTTAATTTCATCTCTTTTCCTCCAATTTATATTGTTTTTTGATGTAGATTGCATAAAAAATAAGCATCGTCATAAATGACATGCAGTTGAGTAATTATTTAACGACGTAACTTGCGTCGAGATATTTAGATCACCTCGTAGCTATCGTTTGGCTAACTCAATAATTTGAGCGTATGCCTTAGCTTTTTCAGATTCTAATTCATCGTTTCTCATTAGGTTCTTAGGAACATTCTTATAACGTTCTGCAAATGATTTATCAATAGATGCAGCAACTTTAACTTCTTCTGTAATTTCATCGATAAATCCATAGTTAAGTGCATCATCTGCACTTAACCACGTTTCTTCTTGCATCATCGTTCTGATATTACTTTCAGTTGTTTTACCATCTGTCTTGTTTAGATAAGTATTCACAATAGATTCATTAATCTTATCTAAGTCATCTGCAACTTTTCGCATTTCACGACTGTTCCCAATCGCAAACGTCCAAGGATCATGAATCATTAGCATTGCGTTGTTTGGCATCGAAACAGTATCACCAGCCATTGCGATTACGCTTGCTATGGAGGCAGCGCATCCATCAATACGAGAAACAATATGAGCTTTATGTCTTTTAAGCATTGAATAAATCGCTTGTCCCTCAAATACGTCACCACCTGGACTGTTAATGTTTAAGTAAATCTTATTTACGTCTCCAAGTTCCTTTAATTCGTTGTTGAATCTTTTTGCTGAACTTTCACTAAACCATCCTTCAGACTCAATCGCACCATAAATATCAATTTCTGCTGTACTTTCGTTTAATACTTTCATCGAATAGAATTTAGTCGGCATTTTGATTATCACCTCCTTTACTATCAGATTTGCTGCCTTTAGCTTTAGATAACTGGTACTCTCGCATAATATCTAGTGGAACTAAGTTCAAGTTACCAAAATGCATGTCACCTAATTCATCTTCAAGTAAAGGCATATCTTCAAGATCTAATATGTTATTTATATTATAGGCTCCAATGCGCTGCATTGTTTCATACATCTTCGCTCTTGACTCACTGTCTCCACGTAGTTCCGCTTCAAGATTGAACTTACAGTAACGATTTTCTGTTTCATCAACGATATTCAGCAATTTAACGTTACATTCTTGTTCAAAGTTTGTAACGATAGGAAGTATCGTATTAATAACATATTGCAATGACTGTTGCTCAATGTTAGAAAATGTCGCACGATCTAACTCACCAATTTTATGCGGTGGCACTTTATAGATACCAGCAATCTGCAGCTTGTTAAATTTCATTGACTCAATGAATTGTGCATCCTTCTGAGGAATAGTTATTGTACTGAAGTCTAATCCACCATCAACAATAGCCACGTCTTCTTCATTATTTACTTCATACCATGCTTCACGTAATTTCTTTTTGTTTTCAGGGCTAACAATTTCAGTACTTTTTAAGATACCTCTTGGAATCGCACTTTTTTGATAAAATTTTGCCTGGTGCTTATTTCCGCCAATGTTCGCTGCTAACTTCTCTCTAATGACCTCTATAGGTGAAAGACCAACATGACCATCAAAACTAAGTTCTAAAAAGTGCAGCACATCATCCGTATCTATTTTGTAATGCTTACCATTTAACGTTGTGAAATATACGTATTTCGCATTATCTCTATCGTATTGTTTAGAAGTCGTTAATGGGCTTAACGGTAATATCTCAGTTACTTCACCTTTATTATTTCTCATGATCACGTTATATGCGTTACCATATAACATCATGTGAAAAATCATTAGACGTTTCCATACAAATGGTGTCATATTCTTATTCGGTTGCTTATTCAAGCAAATATGAACTGGATGCGTATGTTCTGTTGTTAACTTATTATTCGTTTTTTGCTTAACTGATATCGGATATTTTGCAATATCATCAGCAAGAACTTTAATACATGTATAAACTTCACTTGTTTTAATTGCTGTATCTTCAGTAATCTTTGAAGATATATCAGAATTAAACATTGTGTTGAACCAATTTTGACTGCCAGTATATATTTCATTATTTACATTTAATGATTTTTTACTGCTAAATAACATTTACTCACCTCTTTCTACCTATCATATAAGCTAGAGCAATCAGCATTACTCCAGCAATAACTAATCCATATACGATTCCAATAATAAACGCGGCAGAAACAATTAATGACATGCCTGCAATAAGCAGCATGTCATCTAAAAATAGCAATATAATTCTTAATAATTTTTCTAACATTGTGCACCACCTAAAATGTGAATTCCTGACTAGCGATATGATCATTAATCGAAGGTCCCTCATCAACCATCGCTCTGACAAATGCGAATATTGTAGATGCTATTGGATCAATTCTGTCTTTAGATTTCTGTTTATCTAGCATTATATTACCCTGTGCATCTGATTTTTCAATTGCGTTAGATACAGCCCAAGTTAAAACTGGATTATTATCATGTCTTACTTTCCCTTCAAAAACACACTCCCTAAAGAACGAAGTCGGCTCACTTAACTCTTTCATACTCTGAGATATTTCAACCGTCTTATAGCCTTTATATTGCATATTAGAAGAGAAGTGCGTTGCATTGTATGGGTCAAAGTCAATTTCAACTACTTTCCATCCTTTTTCCCTCACTATAATATCGATATAATGCTCAATATAGTTATAATCAACTACATCTCCTGGAGTAGCAGTTAAATACCCTTCTTCAACCCACATAGAATAAGGTACTTTGTCTGTATTTTCTCTTTCTCGTAATGCTTCTTCTGGCAAGAATGAATGCGATCTTATATCATAAGTGCCGTCTGAATTAGGAAAAACAAAACTAACAGATGTTAAGTCAATCTTTTTTGATAAATCAACACCTACATAGC